TGGTCTCATCGATACGCTTCTGCACCGACAGCAGCGGCTCAACCACGCCGCGCAACTCCTGCTCACCATCGAGCAGGTTGCGGTCCTCGAAACGAACGATCGGGCACACGCCGACACCGTGCGCGCGGCCCTCGATGTACTCAAAGTTGTTGGCCTGGTGGTAGGTGAACTCTTTCCACCCCAACGCCGACTGCGGAACGTTCTTCACTCCGATGAAGTGGACGCTGGTCTCGTCGTAGAAGCGGACCATCGCGCCGTTCATCTCCAACGCCATGATCGGCCAGTCATCATCGACCGGGGCCTCCACGCGGGGGTCCCATTCCATCCGATCCCCATACAGGGCAGTCATCTGCCTAGGAGACACCCCGCGAATGTATGCAGCTGAACTATCAGCCTGCGGGTTCATCGCCGGCAGCACCGTTGCGTACGACACCCCGTAATGCAGGGCAGTGCGGTTGATCCCGGTCTGCCGCGAATCCATCTTGTTCCGCTGCCACCACTCCCACACCTTCGGAGTCTCACTGCCCGCAGCTTCACTGCCCGACAGGTAGTTATCTACCTTCAGGCTCTGCGAGAAAATGTCCAACACCAGGGGTAGGAAGTTGGTTTGAGACTTACGCGCAAGGCCGGCAACAGCAGCCCACGGCGACCCGTCAGTGCTGCCTCCCCGGATCCCCTTGATCTCCAACTGAGACAGCGCGTACGTGTCAGTCCATGGGCACAACGCCCGCGACAATCCATCTAGGCGGTCAGCCTCAAAAGCCCTCGGACCAGCAAGCATTTCACGCACGGCAGAGACGGCCTGCTCACGATTCACGCGCAAGACCCCTCTCTGTCATAGGAAGAACGCTTCGTTACTTCGTTGTTCTGCGGACTCCCCACCAAGCAGGGCCAATACCACCGCCACTAGCGGAAAAATCATTGATGAGGAGTCCCGGCGGTCGAGGCCCCACTTACCCGCATCTCCGATGGGGCGTTTGCAGGCATCGCGAACAGCGTTCGTGACTGATTCCTGACCACCGTGGGTCATCGCTTCAGTGTTGGCGTACGTCTCAAACAGCAGACAAGCGTTGCCCATATCCCCCGCCGAGGTACGGCGCACCTTCACCCCACCGGCTACAAGCATTGGAATCATCTGCGCCGCCGGAGACATCCCATCGATCAGAACGTCGATCCCGTCCGCCAGTTCCACCAGATAGGCCACAGCGTCGGCGACCGAAGTTCCCGACCACAACTCCTCGACATGCGGTGGGAAATCGTCACGCACCCAACACCCAGCGATCGAGATGTCACCACGATGCGACATGTCCACACCGATAGCGGCCGGCGCGAACGACGCTTCTGGTCCAGCCGACGTAAGGTTCTTCCACACCCCAGCGGGCACGATCGCCGTGTGCCGGGAAACCTCAGGCCAGATCCCCCGAGCTTCCCGGTTCCATGAATCGTCATCCGGGATGTTCTCCCGCATCCGCTCCATCGCCTCAGGCGGAGTGCGATGCGGGAAAGACGGATTCATGATCGGGTACTGCGACTGATCATCCGGCTCGGAATCCGGTGCCGCAGACAACTCGATGTAGACGATGTTCTTCGACCGACCCGACAAAGCCTGCTCACGCTTAGCCGTGAACGCTTCACCATCATCAGACGGCCGCGGCGGTGTCCCGATAAACCAGATCAATCCGCCATGCGGATTACGCGCTTGGTTCGTTGCCGGGACCATATCCTCAAGGGCCTTCAAGTTCAGGATCTGAGCCTCGTCGAACACCTCAGAGTCCAACGCGTCCATGCCGCGCCCGAAGCCCTGCTCCCTAGCCCCGAACATCAGGATTGAGCCGTTAGTGAACCGGATTTCCTGCTCACCATTCGCCGTGCGGATCCCGTTAGGCGCGATGAACGGCGCGATCCGCTGCCGCTTCACCAACCCTTGAATCGACCGAAACGTATTCGTCGTCGTCCGGTTATGGTGCGACGTCCACGCCGCCCGAAACCCCGGAAACTCCAGACACAAACCGACATGAATCCCGCCGACCGTGTAAGTCTTCCCAACCTGCCGTGGGATCGAAGCAACAACCCCGCCGATAGTCGCCGCGTACTTCCCATCAGCACGGCACCCCAACCCCACCGTCCCGAAACCCTGCTGCCACGGATCGAACTCGACACCAACCTCAGCAAGGCGATGCTGCACACGAGGGAACACCGACGTGACAATCCCCTCAGGGATCACCAAATGCCGAGCAACCTCAGATAGCCGAGGCGTTGAAAGTGCTGTCGACATGCGCGGCGCTAGAAGCCGACGACTCGTGCGCGGCCCGCGCATCAAGCCCGCGGATCTCCTTATCGACCTCACGGAGCTGACGCATCAACGGCGCCAAGGTATGCGGAGGAACACCACCCGCAATCTGCGTCGAAATCGTGTCCCGCATCATCACAAGCAACTCACGCTCAGACGAATCCGCTGCCTCAGTGAGCGTCGTCGGACGAGGCTTCGCCACCAGGGCGTCATCCTTCGTCACCGCCCGGAGAGGGGTCTTAGGTGCCACCTGGGCGTCCCCTTTCATTGCGTTTTTTCTGACGGAGAGAGATACCCGCCTATGCCATGAGTGGCGGTCGGGTTGGATTCGGGGGTCGCCCCCCACCCCTTGGGTCGATCGCGTTTCCGCAGGTCAGGGTTCAGGTGGTCCATCGGCGTGGGCTGACGAACTGGACGCCGGGTTGGTAGTTGACCTTGTCGCTCTTGGCTCGGTTGCATCGGCGGTGGGATGGGACTTTGTTGTCGAGGGTGTCGGGTCCGCCGGCTGCGATGGGTATGACGTGGTCGACCTGGAATGACTCTGGGTCGTGGTGGTGTGCTTCGTAGTCGATGGGCTCGCCGCACCAGTGGCAGGGTGGGTGGTGTTGGGCGATGGTGTTGCGGTGTTTGTCTCGTGTCGCTGTGTTGCGGGGTGTGCGTGCCTGCACCATCAGTAGTAGGTGAGTCCGTTGGTGGCGTAGAGGACGACACCGATGACCATCAGGACTGCTCCGATGGGTACGAGGACTGCGACTCTGGGTACGAGTAGCCCGATGATCAGGAGGATGATGCCGAGGATGATCATGGGGTTGTCTTCCGTGGCAGTAAGTCGAGTTGATCGTTGAGGTCTCGCTCTGCGATCTCGATCATCAACTCGGATCCGTCGAAGCGGGCTCGTCTGAGTTGTGTGTAGCAGCGCATGATGCGTGCTTCGAGATGGGTGAGCTTAACGTCGGGCGCGGTCACGGGTTGCTCGCTCAGCTTTGGCGATGTCGAGGAGGCGGTAGAGCTTTCGGCCTTGCCTGTTCATGCCGACGGGCAGGATGCGTTCTTCGCGTGCCCATTTGGTGATGGTGCACAAAGCGACGCCACACAAGGCGGCTGCCTCGGTGGCGGTGATTTGTGAGTCGATGCCGTCGGGGGTGAGTACTGCGGTTCCGGACAAGGGGACCTCCACACGAAAGAACCCCGCACCAGTTGTCTGGTCGGGGTTCAGGGTGGGCACACGTGTACCACTGGCATGAACTGTACCAGTACAACTCTGGTTGCGGTACAGGTCTGTCACTGCGTGTCCTCCAGACCCTCCAAGCCGTATGTGCTGACGGCTGCTGAGAGGATCTGTACGGCGTCGCACCAGAGGCAGAGTTTCTCGTCGGGCGTGTTGATGAACCAGGGTCGGCCGCAGGAGCACGTCATGCTGCTCCTGAGATGAGGGTGTCGAGGATCATGCGGATGAGGAACGGGTAGTGGACTTCTTTGATGGTGTAGCCGCAGGAGTCGCAGGAGATGAAGTCTTGGCCGATGCCTTGGACGCGGACGAGGGTTCGGAGTGAGCAGTCTTCGTTGGGGCATGGGACGGGCAAGGTGTATTTGGGTGCGTGGTGGCCCAACGCTCGCCTGATTTTGTTGTGTAGTTCGGGGAGTTCGTCGAGGGCTTCTTTGTCGACGAGTTCGACGAGTTGTTCGAGGCGGGGTTCGAGGTACTTCCAAGCGGCCACCAATCTCTGTCGGTCTTTGACTGCCCATGTCCATACGTCGTCGCCGTCGTCATTGACTCGCATTTTCTTACGGCGTGGCCTGGTTTCTCCGCGGTGTTCGGCGAGGTAGTCGTGCCATGAGGTGAGCATGTCTACGACTTCGCGGGCTTTGTCTGATGCCCATTCGGAGGGGTGGCCGTATTCCTTGGTGTTGGAGGTTCGGGTGCCGCGCCCGTATTGGGGTGTGGGTAGGTGGGCGTCGAGGTTGAGCCAGTCGAGGGCTAGCCAGTAGAGGGTGCGTCGGAGCCGGCGGGGGTTCATCTGCTCGCGTGCCGGTTCGGTCTCGGCTGGTGCAGTCACGGTTGTTCCTCCAGGGTGGTTGGAAAGGGGTTCTTTTTGCCGCAATCGGCGCATCTATCTGGGACTTCCCTGAGCACTTCTCCGTGTCCGTTGCACACCGTGTAGGCGTCGTGGACCCGCTGGTGCAGACATTCCGCTTCGGGCCAACGCCTCACGGTTGTTCCTCCAGGGTGATTTGTAGTTTGAGTGCGTGCGCGTATCGGGTGAGGGTGGAGAGTTTGGGGTCACGCGCGGGGTCGGTTTCGAGGCGGGTGATGGCGGACCGGTTTACGCCCATGCGGCGGGCGATGGTGGCTTGAGATATGCCGCGGGATTGGCGGATGTGGGTGAGCTGATGAACAAGCGAACGCGGATCAGTCATCGCAGCCTGTCCTCGTGTTGGACATGAACGGTGACGCCTGGTAGCGCGTGGTGCCGGTCTTCACGCAGATGCGGATTTCCTCGGCAAGGTCGTTGATTCGGCTCTCCCGGTCGCCGTCTTCGTGGACCACGATGATCCTCATGCTGTCTCCTGGTCCAAGGTGTAGTGGCGGTTGTAGAAACCCTCGTACGCCACCCAGCGGGCGTAGGTGGGGCCGCTGACGGTTTCGTCCCGCCCAAGGTCCTCCTCGAAATAGCTACAGAGGCAGTCGTGGCAGTAGCCGGTATGGGCGTGGTGTACGAGGGCGGTATGGCCGCACACGCAAGGGTTCATGAGTTGGCCTCGTCGGCGCTTTTCCTGGCCTCTTCAACACGGGCGCGCTGAAGCTTCGACCGGACATACTCGCGGTGCGCTACGGCTTCGGCGCGGTCTGGTTGCCCGATTGCGCAGGCTGCTATCGCGGATGCGTGTTCCAGCTCTTCAGTTAGAGCGTGAATCTTTTCGTAGTCCCCGTTCATCGTCGTCTCCAGGCTGTGCGGTGTAGTCGGCGGCGGCCACGGAACACCAACATCAAACCCACACTCACGGCAACTCCTTCGGTTTGGCGATGGCGTTCCAGTAGCCCCGCATGTTCTTGTGGGTGAGGTTGCGCCAGAAGTCGGTAGTCCACTGCTTCTCGGATCCGAATCCGACCCATAGTTCGGCGTATCGCCAGTAGGTGAGGCAGGTGTTGCAGCGCCATACGGTGCCTATGGGGTCGCCGCACATGGGGACTGGGCAGTGGTGTGGTGTGGGTGGGATGTGGATGTATGAGCCGTCGAATGCGTTGCTCATGGTTGGTCTCCGTTGTTGTGGCCAGAACCCCCGGCGCGGAGTCGTTCAATTTCGGCGATGAGATCCGGGATCAGGGAATTGCGTGCAGTGGCGATGAACACCGCCAGTGCTTGATCGGTCCCGCAGTACACGCTGTTGCGGTATCCGCCATGAGCGCGTTCCACGTCGAGGACGCGGTACTCGGCGTTGTCGGGGAAGCTGATGGACTCTTCGACGTCCCACGGTCCTGGCTCGACGCTTTCCAGCGCGGCTTGGGCGATTGCGACGATGTCAGTCATGTCCCTGTTCTCCTTGCGTCGTTTCGCCCGCCTGTGTGCCCCGTGGAGCGTCGTTCTGCCCGTCTGGGGTGTCTGGGTGCCTGCCGCGTAGTCGTGTGCAGCAGGGGGCTGGTTTGAGCGTCCCGTCCAGGCGCCGGCAGAAACTGTTTTCGGGTACGCCGCAATTCGTGCACGGGCGGCTGATCGCATCGCCCTCCGCATAAGCCCCAACAACAGGACCACGAGACACACGGTTGGACGGCCCGGTCGCGTAATCGGGGCTCACGACTCGTCCCCGATCGGGCCGGTGGGCCAGATGTGGCCGGTCTGCTCGGTGTGATGCTCGACGGCCGACTCAAGCTGGATGTGATCGGCGGTCTCTAGCTTCCAGCCGCAATCGCAGTCGGCGTAGAACTGGCTTCCCACCTGAACGTCGATGTACCGGGTTGGCTCCGGGGCTTTCGCGCCCGTAGCGCACATGTCGTTCCAGCGGTCCCATCCTGAACCGCAGCGGCATTCAGGCCCGCCTGCTCGCTCATGGCTGCCCGGGAGCATGAAGTGTGGCTCGTCGCGTTCAGTCATTGGTTGCTCCCTCAGAGAACACACCCGCAGCGGCCCAGCCCCGACGCAGCAGCGTTATCGAAAGCCGCTCGGTGGT